GCGGCAAATACTGGAGCTACTGGTCCAACTGGATATACAGGTTATACAGGTCCAGAAGGAACTGCTGCAAATACTGGAGCTACTGGTCCAACTGGATATACAGGTCCAGAAGGAACTGCAGCAAATACTGGAGCTACTGGTCCAACTGGATATACAGGTTATACAGGTCCAGAAGGAACTGCTGCAAATACTGGAGCTACTGGTCCAACTGGATATACAGGTCCAGAAGGAACTGCTGCAAATACTGGAGCTACTGGTCCAACTGGATATACAGGTTATACAGGTCCAGAAGGAACTGCGGCAAACACTGGAGCTACTGGTCCAACAGGAATAACAGGGCCAACAGGAATAACAGGGCCAACAGGAATAACAGGTCCAATAGGAATGACTGGGTCATCAGGGTTTTTAAGTATAACGGGAACAAACTATAGTGATTATGTCTACTGGGATATTAGTAATAATGCATGGAGTGTAGGTACCTCAAAACTTCATTTAGGGGCAAACGCTGGTCAAATTAATCAAGGAAATTATGCAGTAGCCATTGGAAATAGCGCGGGACAAATTAATCAAACAGAGGCTTCAGTAGCTATTGGACAAGATGCGGGACAAACTAGTCAAACAGAGGGTTCAGTAGCTATTGGGCGAAATGCAGGCAACCTTAATCAATCCATTTTTTCAGTAGCTATTGGCGATTGGGCGGGACGATTTAATCAAGGAGAAACTGCAGTAGCCATTGGAAATTCCGCAGGAGAAAGAACTCAAGGGAATTCTGCAGTAGCCATTGGGAATAGTGCGGGTTTTACTTTTCAAGGAAGTGATGCAGTAGCCATTGGATCTTCCGCGGGACAAACGAATCAAGGAAATAATGCACTAGCCATTGGACTCCTTGCGGGTAATACTAGTCAAGGAATTGCGGCAGTAGCCCTCGGACAAACTGCTGGTAGGACTAATCAAGGAAGTGCTGCAGTAGCCCTTGGGTCCAATGCGGGGTTTACTTTTCAAGGAGCTAGTGCAGTAGCCCTTGGATCCTCCGCGGGAAATACTAGTCAAGGAAATTCTGCAGTAGCAATTGGACCAAATGCTGGTAGGACTAATCAAGGAAGTGATACAGTAGCCATTGGAAATGGTGCAGCACAAACGAATCAAGGAAATAATGCAGTAGCCATCGGTTTATTTGCGGGTAATACTTTTCAAGGGCTTGCGGCAGTAGCCCTCGGACAAACTGCTGGTAGGACTAATCAAGGAAGTGCTGCAGTAGCCCTTGGGTCCAATGCGGGGTTTACTTTTCAAGGAGCTAGTGCAGTAGCCCTTGGATCCTCCGCGGGAAATACTAGTCAAGGAAATTCTGCAGTAGCAATTGGACCAAATGCTGGTAGGACTAATCAAGGAAGTGATACAGTAGCCATTGGAAATGGTGCAGCACAAACGAATCAAGGAAATAATGCAGTAGCCATCGGTTTATTTGCGGGTAATACTTTTCAAGGGCTTGCGGCAGTAGCCCTCGGACAAACTGCGGGTAATACTAATCAAGGAAATTCTGCAGTAGCAATTGGACCAAATGCTGGTTTTAATAGTCAAGGAAGTAATGCAGTAGCCATTGGTGCCGGTGCGGCAACAACTAGTCAAGGAAATTCTGCAGTAGCAATTGGATTCGGTGCGGGAGAAACCAATCAACCTGCAAATACAATAATATTAAATGCATCAGGTAGTGGATTAAATGCTGCAACTGGGAATGCTTTTTATGTAAATCCTGTTAGGCTTAATGATACTGTAACAGGTAATTTTATGCATTATAATACAATTACAAATGAAATAACATATACTTCCAATTTAATAAGCGGACCAACAGGGCGAACAGGTCCTACAGGACCAACAGGACCAACAGGAGCAACAGGAGCACCTGGATTTCTAGGTATATCTGGAACAAATTATAGTGATTATGTTTATTGGAATACTAATGCATGGGCCGTGGGAAATTCAACGTGTCATCTGGGGTCATTTGCAGGTCAAAATAATCAAGGTGGAGCTGCAGTAGCTATTGGTTATCAATCAGGTCAAAATAATCAAGGCGGATCTACTGTGGCGATTGGGAATAGTGCAGGTCAAACTAGTCAAGGGATATATAGTGTGGCGATTGGGAATAGTGCTGGACAAGGTATTCAAGGGATTTCTGCAGTAGCCATTGGAAAATTTGCTGGAGAAACTAATCAAGGAGGTCAGGCAGTAGCCCTTGGACAAAATGCAGGCAATAGTAGTCAAGGAACTAATGCAGTAGCTCTTGGACCATTTGCAGGAGCAATTAATCAAGGAAGTTCTTCAGTAGCTATTGGACTACAAGCAGGATTTACTTTTCAAGGAGCTAATGCAGTAGCCATTGGAACACTTGCAGGAGAAACTAATCAACCCGCAAATACAATAGTATTAAATGCATCGGGAACTACATTAAATGGTGCAACGGGAAGTGCTTTTTATGTAAATCCTGTAAGAAATGGCACCGGATTAACCGTTAGTGGTGGGTTGCAATATGATACAGTTTCAAATGAAATAACATATACCACTACTTTAACACCCTCATTAAGAGGAAATTATTTAACAGTGGATACCGTTTATGGTAATGATGTAACTGCTGCTTCTGCGCCTAATCAATTACCATTTAAAACCATAACTGCCGCATTAGCTATTGCCTCTAGTGGCCAAACGGTGTTTATTTATCCAGGCACATATAATGAATCCATCACAATTCCAACTGGCGTTTCATTAAGAGGTGCAAGTACACAAACGGTTACAATCCAACAGTTAGGGGTTACATCAAGTACTACTCTTCTCACAATAAATCCAAATTGTCGTATAGAAGATGTAACCCTAACACTAACAACTACCACAACTGGACTAACATTAGTAGGATGCGAATGTGTTACAAATTCTTCTATTACATCAAAATTACGAACACTTGTAATAAATGTATCTGCAACTGGAACCCCCAATATTTCTGATATTTATGGGATTCGGTCTGCTGGAACATCTGCACTAACATCGTCTTCATCTAATTTTACAAATAATATAACTGTTAATGTAAGTTCTACTGGAAATGGAATTGTTCGTGGCATTTTAGTTAGTGGCGCAAATGCATTAGTAACCAGAAATACAAACATTTATGCAACAGGTACAGGGAATAATATTATCGGTTGTGAAACAACTAATGCTCTTGCTATTTTAAATTTAAGAATATCTACTATTAGTGGAATTTTAAATGACATAAAGAGAACATTGGGAAATATTTTGTTGGATCAAAGCTCTATAGTAAATCATACAGATGGTGGGAATAGTTTTACTGTTAATATTTCACCTACTAATATGTTTTTTGGAATTATTGGCAATTTAGCAGCTGCCACAACATATTATTTGGTACCAGGTATATTACCTATTGCTTCTATTAGTACTACTACCCCATATCCAGTTGCTTTTCAACAAGATACCATAGTATTTAGCATTTATATAAAATTTACAGGTACTATTCCTGTAGCACCTGCTTCAATAACATTTACTATTTATAAAAATAATGTTGCAACAAGTTTAAGCATAACATTAACAGCTCTTTCCCCAGGACCTACAAAATTAGCAACCAATTCAGTTACATTTACTTCTATAGATAATATTGATGCTAGAGTTACTACTGTTGGAAATCCAACTAGTGGAACATTTTTAGCGGATGTGCTGATTTATTAAAAAATAAGAAATAACCAAATATGATAAATATGAATATAAATGAATAAAGATGAATAAAGATGAATAAAGATGAATAAAATATTTATATAAATATATTTATATAAGTATATAAAATGTCATTTACAAGATTTTATTACGATGATTGCAGAGTAAAAAAACAGTTGCAACAACAAACAGACCCTGGAAGATGGATATTAAATGTCCCCGGGAATGGTCCTACGCCTTGTTATATAGAAGACCCACAAATCATTATTCAAAAATGGGGAGCAAATTTAAGAACAAATCCAGTTGAATTAGAAAGCGAATTGTTGGGTGTGAATAGAAAGACAAGTAGAGATTGTTTAGGAAAAGACAATTATCAAAAATACAATGTGCCCACGGAAGCAATCCAATATCCACAATGCAATAAACTTTTTACAGAAGAATCTAGAACAATTGCCCCTGCATGGATGGTAAGAGATAGCGAACAAGTAGATTGGTATTATCCTCCGTTAAATCCTCAAGAAAACACATGCATGCCTTTTTTGAATAATTTAAATACACGAATTTTAGAAAAAGATTATTTCACACCGTCACGCGATTGTGTAATAACAGAAGGTACTACTGAATTACCTAGTAATGCAATAAGAGGGAAATATGTGGGAGGACCAAATACATGTAGTTCCCAAAATTCTTGTGGCATAATCAATAAAATATAATAATTTATATATATAATAATGGAAATAGCCATTCCTTTTTTAGCATTAGGTGGAATGTATATAATATCAAATCAAAAATCAAATACATGTAATAGTAATAAAGAAAAAAGAAAAGTGACAAAGGAAACTTTTGAAAATATGGGGAAAAAAACGAATTATTTGCCAAATACAGTTATTCCTCCCCAGAATTTTCCTGCACCAAATTTAAATGAGTTGATTGGGAATACCGTTCAAGAATACCCAAATCCAAATGTAGCAACAGATAAGTATTTTAATCAAAATGTATATGAAAAAAATGCGAATCAAGGAAAACAAGTAGGAAACAATCTTCCCCAAATATATTCATTAACCGGAAATTATTTGGAAACGGAACAATTTAAACATAATAATATGGTTCCTTTTAATGGTGGAAAAGTGAAAGGAAATACATATAATGCAAATATGAGTGAATCTATTTTAGATAATATGAGTGGTAATGGTTCGCAAATAATCAAAAAAATGGAACAAGCTCCTTTATTTAAGCCTGAAGATAATGTTCAATGGGCATATGGTGCGCCAAATAATAGTGACTTTTATCAATCCCGCGTGAATCCTGGGATGAGGTCTAACAATGTAAAACCATTTGACACAGAGTATGTAGGTCCTGGATTAAATGATGGATTTTCAAAACAAGGAAGTGGAGGATTCAATTCTGGTATGGAAGCCCGTGATAAATGGTTACCATATACAGTAGACCAATTAAGGGTGGAGACCAACCCCAAATTAGAGTATGAACTTACAGATCACGAAGGGCCTGCGAATTCAACTATTAAAAATTTAGGATTGATTGGACGTGTAGAGAAACAACACCCAGATACTTTTTATATTAATAATCAAGAGAGATGGTTCACCACTACAGGAGCAGAAAAAGGAGAAACTTTAAGGTCTATTCAAGAAATGGGTATTGTAAAACGCGAAGATTGTGTAACCAATTATATTGGCCCTGCTGGTCAAAATGAACGACAATCTGGGTATGCGCCATCTAATTATGAGCCTTCTAAACGCACTGCTTCTGCTACTTGTGATGTTCCGCATTCATCTGCAAAAGGAAGAGAACCAATAAAAGGAGGCGATAATAGAATCGTTAGTCATACGAATTATAGCAATAATAGGTCTACTATGAAACAACCAGATAATTTAGGTGCTGTTTTTAGCGGAGCTATTGGTGCGGTGATTGCTCCATTACTTGATATTTTAAAGCCCTCGCGAAAAGACGAGACTATTAACAATGTCAGAATATATGGAGATGCCTGTTCTGCAGTCCCAGAAGGGTATATGAAAAATGCAAATGATACTACGAATACTACTATCAAAGAAACAACATTATATTCTCCTACTTTCAATATTAATAATCAAAAAGAGGGGTCATATGTGAATAATTATACTCCGACAGATTTTACCCAGCGCGATACTACAAGTTCAGAATATGCAGGTGGCGCAAGATCAAATTACGGAGAGATGAATTATGAATCTGCTTATAAACAACATAATAATGATATTAAATCACAAACCATAAATAATCGTCCAAATCCAGGAGGAACACAAATATTTAATCAACAAATGAATGTAAACTGTTATAAACAAGATACAACTAGGTATGATTGCCGTATGAATCCAGCTGCATCTGTTACTCCTGCACCTCCTTCGGTACATACATATGGAAAAATAAATGCACCTCAATACTATGACGAATGTTATGGTTGCGATCGTATAGAGCCGGATTTATTAAATGCATTCAAGAGCAACCCTTATACACATAGTCTCACAACTTCGGTATAAACAATCGTGTTATATTTTATTGTTCTTTATTATGAAAACATTTTTTATTTTATATTTCATTATATTACGTTGTAATAAAATATAAAAACACTATGATAATATTAATAACTACTTATAATGATATTAAATATTCATGATTCTATCAAAGAAAAATTAAGTTATTTTCATTATATACATAAAATTCCTAATATTCTTTTTCATGGTCCATCTGGAAGCGGCAAACGCACTATTGTGAATGATTTTATAAATAAAATATATGATAATGACAAGGAAAAAACCAAAGGGTTTGTAATGAATGTGAATTGTGCACATGGGAAGGGAATAAAATTTATAAGAGAAGAATTGAAATTTTTTGCCAAGACACATATTAATTCTAATGGTGGAGATATTTTTAAAAGTATTATTTTATTGAATGCAGACAAATTAACGATAGATGCGCAATCTGCATTACGAAGATGCATTGAATTGTTTAGTCATAATACGCGTTTTTTTATTATTGTTGAAAACAAAAACAAATTATTGAAGCCGATTCTCTCAAGGTTTTGTGAAATATACATTTCTGAACCACAAGTAAATGGGAAAACAATTAATTTGCATAAATATAATATTGAAAATACATACCAATTAAATGATTATAAAAATAATAAATTGAGCAAATTAAAAAAAGAACTGGTTGGTATATTTAAAAAAAATATTAATGAAAAAGAGATTATGATTATCTCCTCAAAAATATATGAAAAGGGGTACAGTGGATTAGATATTATACAATTATTAGAAAATGATTCTTTTTTGAATAAACAAATTACGAATGATAAACGATATGAATTATTATTTGCTTTTAACAAATTTAGAAAGGAATTTAGAAACGAGAAAATATTATTATTAGCAATAATTCATTTTTTATTTATAGATACGGAAATTGCTTTAGAAAATTTTTCATTTATGTAAGTAACTATTTATCTCATCTAAAAACATAAAAAAGAAATATAAAAACAAAAAATAAATATATTAGTTTAAAAAAAAATAATTTAAGATAATCTATTATTAATTATGGACGATTTTTCATCAGCAACTTTACACGAATCGCGTAATGAATGGGCTTCTAGATTGATTAATATGCTAACCCCAGTCATTATTGATGGATACAGATCCATTTTTGAAGAAGCTCTTACACTATGTAGTCAAAACAATGAAATGGATAAATATTTAATGACGTTCCAAAATTTTATTACAAGAATCCCCAAATGGAATGCTACAATTATAGAAACAGAGAGAAAACGAATATGCGATAAAACGGGGTGTGTTTATTTAGAAGATTTAATCACGTGTGTACATATTATTCAATTAAAGATTTTAACAGCAATGCGTGTAGGGCAAAAGCAAAAAAAAATAGATATTAATATTCCCAAATTAGATGATTTTATTCATAGGTGTTATATTAATGTAGCGCGAAAAATATATAAAAATGTATATTTATTTGAAAAAAATATAATGCCTTTACAAATACAAAAACACAATAGAGAATTAGAATTAATTGTTCAGGAATCTATTTTAACTACTATTCGTGAAAATATACCTATTGAAAGTATTTTAAAAGCATATATGGATGAAAGTATAGAAGAAGATATTTCAGAAGAAATTAAAGAACAATACATAGAAGAACCAGTGCAAAATGAAGAAAAAAATAATAACAATCCTATCTTAAAAGATGAAAATAATAAACCAACTACATCTTTGCCATTGACACCGACATTCACTCCATCCGATAGTAAATTAAAATTTAATGATATTGATTATATAAGAGATGAAAATAATAACGATATAAACGTGGATGCCCCAAAAACAATTAACCGTTTAGAAGAAATTAGTGAAATGCGAGCAAATCAAAGACGATTAGAAGAAGAGTCAGAAGATGAAGAAGATAGTAATGTAAAATTGAATATAAGTGAGCAAAGTGTTGATTTGGGTATGTTAGATATTCATAATATTGTGGAGCCCACCATGCATTTATTACCTGATTTGTTGATTGATGATATTGAAATTTTAGAATAAAAAATATACGATTAAAAATAAAAGAATATTTTTGCGTAAAATAATAAATAAGAATCTAGTTTATTATTTTAATGGATAACATTTTTATTATTGCTGCCATAATATCTGTCATTTTTTTTATTGCAAAATTTATAGAAATGAGATTTATGGAAAAAGAAAGCAAACCACTTAAATTGGTTATTAGAGATTCTTTATTGGTATATTTCAGTGTTCTTTTTGGGTATTTTATATTGGAACAAATAAAACCAGTAATTCAAAATGGCGGAGAGATGCAAGTAGTATTTACAGACAACCCCGAATTTTAATTTAACGACCAGTCCATACTTTTACAACTGGATGAAATATTTGTTTTTTTGTTCTATCTCTTACGAACTCATCAAATGTATATCCCCATTTACTATATTTATGAATATTTCCTAAAATTGATTTGTTACTATATACATTTGGACATTCAATACAAAAAATAACCCCAAAAATTCTTTCTAATGCGCATCTATCTAATCTACATTTTACAGAATATAATAAATTAAATAAATTATACTTATTTTCTATATGTTCTAAAAAAATCAAATTAATAAAACTTTGTACACCAAAACAACCAACCCATTTTTTATGCGCCAAAAAAGAACTAGTTGCGGATACCATTTTAGAAATT